CTATTTTATTAAAACCCTGTTGTTGCATTTGACTGAACGGAGCTACACGCATCCCTTGATAAGTGTACGGGTTCATTCCAGGAACACCCATCGTAGCGAATTTGTTGTAGACATCTTGGTTCAATAAAGGGAATAATCCAGGAACACCTGCCCCAGCACCTGAATAAAAATCCTGTAAATACTGCGGAGGAGTACTACTCGTCGTCTGGTCTAAATATTGTTCTTCTGCCATTAGGCTACTCCTCTATTGAATTCTGGGAACTGCATAAAATATTTACGCTCTAGTATTTTATTTTGTACTTGCTCTTCTGCTGAGTCATTAAGTTGTTTAGCTATTTGGTGTCCTTTTTCTATGTCACCGCCACCAAGCCCTCTGACTGCATCTACTGTTAATACATGTTCATCTTCGGTTAACATAGCAGGTACGGTATCTACTTCACCACCTTTTGCGTAACCTTGTCTTGGTACTGGTCCACCTTGATTGTACCCAAACTGACGTTGACCAGTTTGAAATGACGGGAACTGCATTAAGTATTTACGTTTTTGCTCTTCTAAGAAATCCAGTAATGCTTGGTTAGGGTTGTTTAAACCACCTACTCCTGCTCCGCCTTGATATTGCCCCATTAGTCCCGATGAACTTCCACCTACTCCTGGCATTGTAGTTGCTGGTGTTAATGGTTTTGTTAAATATTGTTTTTGCTCTTCAGTAAGCCCCATGCCCTCTGGTCGACCCTGTAGTTCAGGTTGGTCAAAAGCTCCCATTTTACCTGCAGCCAAACCACCGATACCCATAAGCCCAGCTTTTCCCAACATACCTAAACTTCCATAAGCTTCACCGATTGAAGGGATAGTTGCTGCCACTCCAGAGTATGGACCTGCCATTGCTGTCTCAGCACCTAACGCAGAAGCAGCATTCGCTCCCACATTTTGAAAAAAGCCACCAATACCGCCAGCTGTTGATGGAGTAGCCTGCCACCCCCACATCCCACCTGAACTAGCAGGTGTGAATGCAGCTTTTAATCCACCAATACCTTGTCCAGCACCAGTTCCACCTACCATTCCCATGCCTGTCGCTGCGCTACCTAGAGTGTAACCACCAATCGCATCTGTTACTGCATTTTTTAAATCAAATTTACCTCTGCGATTAGCCCCACCAATAGTGCTTCCTAATGCTGCACCTGCTGGTCCACCGTACACAAAACCTACAACCGTTCCTATTACTTGAGAAACTTTTCTGATTGCTTTCCCTATTTTCTTAAAAACTTTACCTAACCCATATTCGGGGTAATCTGTTAAAGGGTTGATTGAGTTGTTGGCGTGACCTACCGTGTACTGATTAGCATCAAGACCGTGTTCGGCAAAAGATTCATTAATTACTCTTTGAACAGAAGGATCTTGAGCCACGGGGAGTGGTAAAACTTTTTCTCCTGTTGTCAGGTGACCTATCTGGTCGTCACCCCCTCTACCTAAAGAAGCTAAACCTTGTGCGTTCATTTCCATAGTATATACTCCTTTCTTATCTTCAAGCAACTCATTTCGTTAATCCTTATCTGGTTTATGTGAAGCCCCAAAATAAAAACTAACTATGGCAGAGGCTAACCCACCGAGATAACCCAACACTAAATTAATCAAAGCTTCGCTATTTTGCTCAGGAGGCTGCAAAGTTACCAAAAAGATGTAACCCATAAAACCACCTACAACAAGAATACCCATTATTCTTGCTGTCCAATCTTTACCAAATTTTCCTCTAGCGTCTTGAATGTCTGCTGTTTCAAGTTTAAATACGTCTACTTCAAGTTCTTTCATTTGTAACTCAAACGCCTGTTCTGCTTTTTTAAGATCAAGCATCTGTTCAGGTGTTGCGTTCTGTACAGCTTTTTCTATAGCTTTAGGGGTGTTGGGAACTCCTAGTACATCTGCTATCATGCTGGCAGCCATGCCTCCCATTGGACCACCTAACGCAGTACCGAGTGTAGGAGCTACAGCACCTACAACATTTTTTAATAATCCACCTAGTTTCATGTTATTTCTCCACAGGAACAAACAGCCCCTTTTCTATTAATACTGCTCTATTGGCCAAATGAGCTTCCTCAACTAACGCTTTATTTTCTGCGTTATATTTGACTGCGTAGCATTCTTTTATCATCAATTCATTGACGTTACGCATTGAACCTTCCTCAAACTCTGCCCAAACTTCAGCAATAACCCTGCCAAATTTACCTCTTGAGTCTTTTAGTTTGGTTCTTAATACAATCTTTTTCCCTTTAATACTCTCTTTAAGGTAAGCCTTACTGAGCTTTCCTCGTGCTTTTTCATCCAAGTCACGAGTCCTCGACTCGGGCGTATCAATGCCAGCCAGACGAACCCGACAAGCATGAAGGACATCGAACCCAAGATCAAGAATAACATCCATAGTGTCACCGTCGACCACTCTTTTAACTTTACATTTATATTCATACATTTTAACAATTCCAATCCCTGCGTGCCCAATAATTAGCACTACATCTATCACTTTTTATACCACCACTCCGAGCACAATAACTCTTTTTTCTGCTTTTGTCCCCAGGATGTTTACCCATTTTCTTATCACCAAAAGTTATACGTTTAACTCGACCACCGTCACTACTACAACCCTTAACAAAAACTTCTTTACGTTTTTTACCATACCCACCAGACCCTTTAGGTATGGCTCTTGGTCGGTTAAGTGTAACTGTTTTACCTTGCCACTCAGCCATTATTAACCTCCTTTCTCCATTCTTTTAGCTAGGCGTTTAGCCCTATCCCCTACTTGAATCGCCCATTTGCTGTCAAGCATCTCTTCAGAAGCCTCTTCCCAGTTTCCTGTTTGTATCGCAGCAAGAAACTTTTTAAAATTACTTAGTCTAGGATAACCTAGATTAAAACACATATTCGCTAAGACACGTTGCCTATTATCGTCTAGATTTTTCCACCACGGCATGTTTCTATCTAACTCGTCACAGACATTATCTATGTCGTCATTTAGACATTCTTTAATACGTTCTTCTGATACAGGAGTTCCTACAGGTTTGTCTATTTCTGAATCCGTGTCTAAAACTAAATGACCAACACCTAGTGTAAGGAACCCAAGATGGTCTTCATAAGTTTCTGTCTTATACCCTTCATCCATAATAAGTTCTTTAATGAGTTTATCTCTATCCATCATTTGTGTGCTCATATTGATATAGCCATGTTTCCATTGGTGGAGACACTTAGACTCCCTAAACCACTGACGCCTTCTACTCCAGGATGATCGCCCTTGTAGATATTTACCCATTCTGTTCCTGTCCATAACTGTAATTGACTTGTTGTTAAATTCCAAAGAATAAACCCTGCCCCGAATTTATTCACATCACGTTGCGTTTGGTTAGCAGAAACCGTCGCATCTATGTCTACTCTGTTTAAACTTAACTCCAGTATCCTAGTCATTCTATTGAATGTGTCTGGTGGTATATAATCACCTGTAGCGATTGGTAGTTTTGTTTCTAATAATTTAGCCATTATCTCCTGCCACTCGGTTGTAAATCCATACGGGTTGCACCAACTCTAAAACCCACACCTGTTCTATTTTCTGTGCTTGCATCATCATCAGATTCTATCCTTAATGCTGCTTGTCTTGCTCTTACTCTAATATCTATTTTATTAGTGCTAGAAGTACAGCTACTTGTTGCTGCTGTTGTTAGACTTTCTGCTGGATAGTTCCTAGTTTTTAAAACAAAATTAATAACTTGATCAGATCCACCGTTACCTGTAAATTTAACGTCGGGGATAATTCTTCGTATCATTTGAAAAAGTGTTCCTTCACCTAAATCAAAATCACTAGATTCTATGTAGACATTGTCCATAGGGGAACCGTCTGCGTCGTTACCTGATTCATGGTTGTATAAATACCCTACATCAGATGTTGTATAAGTAGCCATAGGGCTATTGAAAACACCTTCGTCTAGCCAAGCTGTTCTATTTAACTGTCCGATACTCCAAACATTTTCTACATAATTATAAGTAACGTATCTATCGATTGTCGTTGAACTGGCTGAGGGGTAAAACCACCCCACCTCATCAAATTCTTTATTTAAAGTAGCAAAAATTTGGTACGCTTGCCCTATGTTTATATCACTTAATACATAATTTTGAACACTACATGGGAGTTCTTTTACCTGCCCCGTGTAAGTATAGAACCCTGTTTTGTCCATCCAAAAAACACCAGCAGGTGCGTTTACACAT